CTGGTGCGGCGGCTGGTGCTGGTTCTGGTGCGGCGGCTGGTGCTGGTCTTTCAACGATTTCCACGGCAGCAACAGTGATCGGTGGTTTGTCCTCAATCATGTCTGGCGTGATGTCTGGAAATGCAAAGGCAAGCGCGGCGGTTCAGGAAGACACACAAGCTGTTCAAGAAACACTTCAAGGCAAACAGGACGCACTGACTTCTTTGCGTGCGCTCAACCAAGACAGCGCGCAAATTCTAAGCGCCGGGTTCGCTTCAGGGATTGGCGGTGAAGGATCGGTTGCAACAGCGCAAGAAGAGGCAAGCCGGATCGCGGATCAGAACTTTACAATGTCGCGGACGGACGCGGCTCTGAAAGCATCCGCGCGGCGTGGTCAAGCTGATCAATATCGCAAGGATGCGCGTGGTTCCCGATGGGGTGGCTTGTTCCGCGCTGCGTCTGGCGGTTTGGAACTCTATCAACGTCGCGAGGTTCGGGGATAATGGCAAGCGGATCAACACCGCGCGGTGTTCAGCGTGAAGTTAGAAGTCAAAATTCAGCGGGTGTAACCCCGCCATCATCCATCCCACGCATCCAATTTTCAAGCGGCATGGCAAAGGCATGGCAAGATTTCTCTATGGAAGCCTTCAAGGTTTCCAGACAAGCTGAAGATCGGTTAGATGATCAAGCTGTTGCAGAAGCGACAGTAGAAGGCGCAACAGCCGGGGCGTCTGGCACATTTGAAGCGCGTGAATATGATACAATTCGCGGCCGGGCGTTCAATCAAGCCGGGATTGAAACCTTCATCACAACTATGGAAACGCGAACGATCTTAGCAATGGCTGAAATTGCTAAGAAGCACGGATCAAATCCGGCCGAATTAAAGGCGGCGGCGGATGCCTATCATGAAGGCGCGGCGGCTGAGATTGACAAGGTTTCACCGGGCGCGGGTGCATTATATCGAAAGAACGCGGCAACCAGAACAATCCCGATGGTTGCGCGTGCAGAAGATGCCGCTTTCCAAATGACGCGCGAAGCGGCTGATGCTGCGATTATTGAAAACAGCGCGGCGATCCGGGCTGAAGTTGCAGTTCATGCTGGTGACTTGTTTTCCGATAATCCGGCGCGATCCCAAGCAGCAGCAAACGCAATCGGAATGTTGGGTTCTCAGATTATGCAAGTATACAACGCGGTGGACCCAACAACCGGAAAACCGCTTTACTCGCCAACGGAACGGGCGAAGGCTTACAAGGAATTCCGGGAACGCATCTTCACAGATGCAACAATGTCTTGGTTTGATGGCCAAGATGATAAGGGCGCAGCTTATCAAAGTTTCATTGAAGGTGATTTTCAATTTGAAATTGATGTGACCCCGGCGGATGTTCCGATCATTGACAAGACAGGCGGGAAGATCAGGGATAAAGCGATCACGCCAAAAGTACGCAATCGTTTATCAGCGGCCGTTGTCGCCACAGACCCGTCATTGTCTGTCATTCTGTTGTCAGGTGGGCAAGACCCAAAAGGCATAGGTGCAAAGCGTACCGGATCAACGCGCCATGATCATGGAAATGCATCTGATATTGTTCTTGTTCGTGATGGGAAACCTGTGACACCAGCACAAGACCCGGAACTATATGCGCGGTTTCTTGAGAATGCCGCTTCCGCCGGGTTCACTGGCATTGGTCATTATCCTTGGGGAATTCATGTTGGTGGGGGAACTGTTGCCGCATGGGGACCAGACAAGACTTCTAAGACATTGAACACTGAATTCGGTTTGGCGATTGCGCGCGGCCGTAGGAACCCAATGGGTAATGTCGATGGGAAACAAAAAGTTGATATGCGAACGGCCATCTCTGAAGAAAAAATGGCCGAACTTGAAAGTCAAATGCGCGCGCGCATCACCTTCAGTAATACGCAAGCGGATCGTGCGGATCGCTTGGAGCAAGAAGAACTTGCTGAAACACATGACATTGGGTTTACCGTCCTAACGAATTCCTATCTTAATCCAGATGATCCGGGATCGGAACCGTTGTCCACTCAAATGATCAATCGAATGTTGAAAGAAGATCAGATCAGCATGGCGCACGCGCGCAAGGCTCTTGAATGGCTTAAAGCAGAACCGCCGGAAGCCTCTGATCGTGGTACATATCAATATTTGGAACAGAAGATTTACAACGGCGAAGACGTCCAAGAAGAAATCTTTAGTTACCGTGAGCGATTGACGCGATCAGATATGTCAACGCTTCTACAGAAAAACAGAAGCATTGCGCAAACGGAAGACACCATGTCGGAAGAGGAACGCGGGTATCTTTCAATGATCCGTCAAACGGTCGCGCCGGAAGGTCTCTTGTCCCAATTGGATCAAGGTGCATCCATGCGCGCTTACAATGCGCAAGATGAATTTCGCAAGAGGATTGCGGAAGGTGAAAATCCGGCGGATGTTGCGCGGAATATCGTGGATCGTGCGCAGCGTGAAACCATCAATAGGGAACAAGCTAGGACACAAAAACTTCTTGTCCCAAGGTTTGCAACAGTGGATGAATTCGGTCGGATAGATGTCCGGGCAACGGCCGCAAGTCTTCAGGCGGAAAAAGATGCGGGAAACATTTCCCTTGCTGCGTATGCACGGCAACGGAAACTGATTGTTCAGTGGGCGGAAGCACAAAGGGAACTTGAATAAATGAGTGATTACGAAACTGGAAAAATCGTTATTGAAGCGCCGCGTCCTGAAGAGGATGCGGCTTCATCATATGCGGAAACAGTTGAGGCGCGGATGGTTTCTGAAGAAGAAGCTGCGTTTCAAAGTCTGCTATCAGACCCCGCGAACAAATCAGAAAAGCCATCACCTTCCAAGCCTTCAGCGTCAAAGCCTTCACCACAAGAAGCCGATGATAATGGTTGGATTGATACGGTCAAAGGCGCGTTCTCTGATCTTGGTCAAGGCGTTATTGAAGCGCCCGGTCAAGTTGCTGGTGGGATCGCTGATGCGTTCGATGAAGCCGGGCAGTTCCTAGGGGAAGCAACCGGGATCGGGGGTTTTCAGTTCACCAATGATGAAGGTGAATTTGAATTCGATTATCTCAATTTTGAAGAATGGGAAGCGGCCGGAAAGCAAGATAGTTTGACGGGTCTTTTCAAAACTGATCCGGCGGACACCAAGACAGGATCATTCATCCGCGCAACGTCACAGTTTTTGACAGGCTTCATCCCTGCCATGAAGGGCGCAAAAGCGGCCGGGATTGGGAATAATGTGTTGCGCGCAATGTCCGCCGGGGCGGTTGCTGATGCTGTTGTTTTTGATCCGCATGAAGCCAGGCTTTCAACGTTCTTGAACGAAATACCCGCCCTTGATCCGTTTGTGTCGGATTATTTCGCGGACAATAATCCCGAAAATGAAAGTTCTTGGGAAGGTCGATTGAAGAACGTGGTGGAAGGTGCAGGGCTTGGCTTGGCGGCTGATGGAACGGCGGCTCTGTTCCGGGCGTTCAAGTATTACAAGGCGCAACGTAACACCATGGCAAGCCTTGCACCGGACGCTGCGCCGGGTGCGCAACGTGAAGCGGCGAAGGACTTGATTGATGACGCCGCGCGCAATGAACTGGTTCAGGATGTACCGGATGAAGCCTTGCGGCCGTTGGGTGATCCTGATGGTGATCTTCTGATCTGGGAAGATGGTCCGTCTTCAAAAATGGAAGAGGCTTTGGAACAAGCGGGACAGCGCGCGGCGGCAAGCCCGGCGGGTCCGCCACAGAAAAGCATCAAGATCAATCACGCTCGTATCCAATCCGGTGATGACGTGAAAGCCATGATTGAAGATTTGGCGCAGCGTGATGCACCAGCGATCAAAAAGAAGACACGCGGCAAGGTTTCCAATGAGCAGACCATCCGGGAAAGTTCTCAGGAATATCGTGATCTTGATGATCTGATTGGGCGTCCGCCGGGTCCGATGACAGCGGCACAAGCTACCGCCGCACGCCGCTTGTTAACAGCTTCAGGTGAACAGATTGCTGATCTGGCAAAACGTGCGGCCGCGCCGGATGCGTCAAAGGCGGACATCTATAACTTCCGCCGGGCAATGAGTGTTCACTATGCAATACAGTCTGAAGTGATCGCAGCGCGGACAGAAACCGCGCGAGCGCTTCAAGCATGGTCTATCCCGGCCGGGTCCACAAAAGCGCGATCCCAAGCGATCAATGACCTAATCACACAATCCGGCGGCGCTGGTGATCTTCAGTCATTGGCAAAGGCGGTGGCGTCTGTGGGTGAAAACCCGGCGGCTTTGAATACAATGGCGCGGGAACTTGGAAAGGGGAAGTTCGGTCGCGCGCTCTATCAAGTGTGGATCAACGGAATTCTGTCATCACCCAAAACGCACGCGGTTAACATCATGTCAAATGCAATGGTGTCAATCTATTCCATTCCTGAAAGGTACATGGCGGCGGGAATTTCCAAAGCGTTTTACAACGGCGAAGTCACTACAGGTGAAGCGGCGGCGCAGGTATTCGGCTTGATGAAGGGCGCACGGGATGGGTTGCGTTTGATCTGGCACGGGAACAAAGCGGAAGGAATGGACGGGATCGGGGATGTCTTTGATGCGTTTGCGAAACAAGAAATCCACGTCAGTGACATTTCGTCCGAAGCGTTTGGCTTGAAGCCCGGCGGTGTTGTGGGTCAAGGCTTGGATTATCTGGGCAAGATCGTAAACATCCCCGGTTCATTGCTGGCTCAGGAAGACAAGTTCTTCAAGTCCATCGGATACCGAATGGAACTTCATTCACTGGCACACCGAACGGCCGCATCGGAAGGGCTTGAAGGTGAAGCGATGGCAAAGCGTATCGCGGACATCCTGTCTGATCCACCATCAAGCCTGAAGGCTGAAGCAATGGATGTTGCGCACTACAACACGTTCACCAATGAATTGGGCAAGATCGGGAACAAGTTCACGCAAGGCGTCAATGCGATCCCCGGCGCGCGGCTGGTGGTTCCGTTCATCAGGACACCAACAAACATCATCAAGTACACGTTTGCGCGGACGCCTCTTGCTTATATGTCGGGGGCAATCCGGGCGGACATTAAAGCGGGTGGCGCACGTGCTGCGCAAGCACATGCACGGGTGGCGCTTGGTTCCATGATGATGATGACCGTGGCGGATATGACCATGGAAGAAACGATCACCGGGCGCGGTCCTACTGATGCGCGGATGCGGAAGGTCAAAATGGATACGGGATGGATGCCGTATTCAGTTAAGGTTGGTGATCGGTGGTATCAGTACAGCCGAACCGATCCCATCGGAATGATCATGGGGATCGGGGCGGACATGGCTGAATTGATGTCAAACGCCAACAATGAAGAGGCGGAATTCATGGTCACGGCCGGGGTTCTGGCGTTGGCAAACAACCTTGCAAACAAAACCTATATGACCGGAATTTATGACTTCATCGGGGCGATTGATCCAAATAACCCCACAAATGATCCCGGCCGATACTTGGCAGATTTTGCTGGATCAATGGTTCCATTTTCATCCTTCTTGCGCAATGTCGCATCAACGGCCGATCCTATAGCGCGCGAAACGCGAACCGCCATCTATGATCAGGAAGGCGATGAAGACCCGGTTGCCGCTTATGTGGAAGGCTTGATTGCGGATGTCCGTGCGCAAATACCGGGGATGGGTCAAGACCTTCCACCCCGGCGTGATCTATTCGGGGAAGAAATAAACCGGGCTTCAGGTCTTGGTTGGGGGTATGATTTCATTTCACCCTTGTCTTCAAGGGTGGATGATCCTGACCCTGTGACATCTGTGATATTGGACAATCAGATCACAATTTCAAACCCGCCAAGATCAATCAACGGTGTCAGTTTGAACGCGGAAGAATATTCCGAATTCACCCGGATCGCAGGTCAACCATTGAAAAAGCATCTTGATCAATTGGTGAAGTCACCAGCTTTCAAAAGAATGTCAGGTGGTCCAGATGGCATGAAGTCTCAAATGATCAAAGATGCGGTGCGCATGTTCCGCGATAGCGCCAAGGCTCAAATGATGCGGGATTATCCGCGCCTTCAAGAACTTTATCAATTGCGCGAACTTGAACGCGCCAGAACACTGCAAGGGGATGAACAATGACCGATGTTCCGGTGAATGAAAATGATGGCATTGTCACAGTAACGGCAACATCAAACGGACAAACAGAATTCGATTTTGATTTTCTGGTTTTTAGTTCCGCTTGGGTCAAAGCAATCTTCACAGAAGTTTCTACAGGCGATGTGACAACGCTAGAACTGAACACACAGTTCAGCGTTTCTGGTGTTGGTCAAGCAAATGGCGGAACTGTCACGTTGATCGGATTGGATGTTTCGGTTGGTGATCAGCTTATCATTTATCGCGATGTACCAATTCAAAGGATTTCAGACTTTCAACAGTCTGGTGATTTCTTCGCAAACACTGTGAACACGGAAGAAGATGTTCAAACTTTGATCATGCAAGACTTGCGCCGTGAAGTTGATCGCGCGGTGAAGTTTGGATTGGATGTTCTTGCCCCATCCTTTTCAGCACAACCCGGACAAGTCTTGGTTGTCTCTTCTGATGGTCAAGGTGTCGTGGGACAGGCGGCGGTTCCGGGTACAATTGAAGGGTTCTATACCGCACGCAATGCAGACAACGCACAAGCGGCGGCTGCGCTTGCTGATGGTCTTGTCATTGGCATGGGTGGCAGAACGTACCGTGTGGACAGTAGCGCTACGGGAACAGCTTCAGCAACGGCTGATCTTGGCGTTGATGGTTTGGTTTACGCGGCCGCACCCACGTTCTTGAATAGAGCGTCTTTTGTCGCGGATAGCTTGCCATCATATCCGGTTGATCAGATTGTGATTGCTGAAAAGGAAGCATACGCTTTCAAGGCGGTTGCAAATGATGCGGTGGATTTCGACATCCAGACATCAGGCGGCGCACGCTTCAAGTTTGTTCCCACAAGTCACATTCCATTGGATGCGTTTGGTTTTGGCTTGGGTGCGACCCCGGCTGAAAACACAGCCGCATATAACAAGGCGGTCGCGCGTGCGATTGAAACAGGAACACGCACCATAGTATTTCCGGCAACGCCCAACATAGAACCGATCTATGTGAACAAGTTGGAACTTCCCACATTCACGGAAGATGATCCACTTCAAGAACCAGATCGTGACATCAAGATAATCGGACAAGGTGAATTGCGAACGTGGATCGCGCTTCCTGATGATGATCAAGTTTCTGATTATGTGATCGGACATGGTTCATCAGCTTTGACCGATCGCGCGCAAAATACGTTGCTTCAAGTTCGTGACATGAGAATAACCCGAACGGGTGCAAAGGATGTGGACAAGCCTGTTTGTCTTTTGGATAATTCATGGGCGGCGCTGATTGAAAATGTTCTTGCATATGGCAACAACGGCGGTGACACCTTTCAAGTCCATTCCCGGAAAAGAGGCGGCGCGCAAAGTATCGTATTCAATCGGGTGCGTGATCTGAAAGATCGCCTTTGGGAAAAATATACTTCAGAAACAGAATATGATATTTCGAAACTTCGCCGGATTATGTCGCGCTACCTGATCGGTGCTCATGGTTACTGGGCGGAAACCGGAAAAGCCAACAATATCGTTGCCACAGATTGCGAAGTCTATCTTCATTGGATGGGCTTGATGGATACACTTCCATTGGAAGGCGCAACGCCGCCTGATTATGACAGCGCGATATTTCCGAATGGCGGCGGTGCAGATTGGGCGCGTTTGCGGGATTGCTTTGCTGGTTTTGAGGCGTCAACAAAAATTGAAACAGGTGTGTTCGATGGTGTGTTGAGCCAATTTCAATTTGATCTGGTTCAACGGACCACATTCACAGGCGATGGCGTCACTGAAATCAATGGGATCATTGTCCCAAACGGTGAAACTGTCATCACCCGTGGCGTCAACCGGAATAATGGGGATTATGTGGATTGCGTTTTGCGGGTCTTAAATCCGGCTGATGGGTATTGGTATTCCCGGCGCATCACCTCTCACATCAACAGCATTGTGACGATTGAAACAGCGTTTCCGTTCACTGTGGTTTCAACGGATCAATATGAAATCGCAATGGCTGATGCACAACATTGGGCGGATAACGGACACCCCGGCATTCGGCCGCATTTGCTCAGGCATTCCAGCTTAGCATATCGCGCACACATCCGTGACAGTCGTGTTGAGGAAGGGATTTCATGCGTTCGGATGTCCTACGCTGGAACAGACAACATCACCATTGCCAACGTTGATGAATGGTCAACACGTCAAGAAGGGATGATGGTCTATGACAGCACTGGTGAACGTCCTGATTACTGGTTCCCGTCAAACGCTGATGGACTTCAGCCTGTGGGCGCACGCGCGGCGAATGCTCACGCTATCCGCAGGACTTTGATGCTTGGTCAATCTGGTGATTTTTCTTCAGAAGTCCCAATTCAAGCGCAGAAGAAAGCGGCGCAAGGACAAGTGATCCCGTCTGGTGTTTGGGTGCGAGTTGCCAACAACCAAGAAGACCTTGAACTTCCCGTAAACAACACCAACGCAGGATGGACACAACACGCTTACGCTTGGAACCCAGCGGAACAGGAAGCGTGGGATGATGAACCATGCTCAATTGTTGTCATTGGTTACATGCCTGTAAATGTTTGGCTTACTGCAAATCAGGAAGTGACCATTGGCGATGTGATCCGGTCTAGAACATATGCTCTTTCTGGTGATGTTGGCGCAATTGTAGAGGATGCAAGTCTGACAACGTTCGCTGACAGCTTCAAAGTTCTTGGGCGAATTGAGGTCGATTTCACACAAGGCCCTACTGATGGTATAGCAAAGCTATGGGCAACAATTTCAATGTTCCACTAGGAAGGACAGCAACATGACAAGAACACTTGCAATCGTGGTTGGTCACAACTCTGAACAACAAGGCGCGGTTCGGGGCGATACGGGTGAAACCGAATTTGTTTGGAACAGCGCTTTGGCGCGCATGATAGAAGATGCGGCGGCTGATTATGACATCAAAGTGAAGACGTTCTTCAGGACGCCGGGTCTTGGATATAAGCGCGAGATTGAACGTGTCTATGACCAAGTTGACTTGTGGAACCCTTGGGCAAGTATTGAACTTCACTTCAATTCATTTGCCAAGGAAAGCGCGCGAGGCGCGGAAGTCTTATCAAGCGGAACTTCCCTTTCTTTGCGCCTTGCGGAAAGCGTCCAGCGTGAAACCGTTGCGGCTTTGGGTGTCCGGGATCGTGGGATCAAAACACGCGCTTCAGATGAACGTGGTGGGCGGTCATTGTTTGCAGGTAAATCACCAGCGATCTTGGTTGAACCATTCTTTGCATCATCGCCAATGGATCAACGGGCGACAGACGAACGTGATGAAAAGGCAGCGTTAGCTGATGCCATACTTCGTGGTGCAGCGGAAGCGTTTGACAGTTTCCCACGAAAAGACTTGACGGAAAGTCGAACTATCACCGCCACAGCAAAGCAACGCCGGGCGCAAACAGCGGCGGTGCAAACAGGCACGGTTGCAACGCTGATTGCTATTGCCGTTCAAGCAAAAGAAAGCCTTGAACAAATTCCTTTGGTTGGACCGTTCGCGGAATATCTGCCATTGGCTTCCGCTATGCTCATGGTTCTTGTGGTTGTGCTTCAGGTTTATCAACGTTTCCAATCCGATCAGATTGATGAAGCGCGAATTGATGATCACGAAAAACAAATCCGATGATCTTCTTGCGAAAACTCTGGCCCGTCATCATGGCGGGTCTTGGCCTTCTGGTGATCGTTCTTCTTGGACGCCAGAATGGAAAACTGAAACAGCGTCTTGAAGATGCGAACGGCCGGGCAACGGTCAAAGGGAGGATGTTGGATGCTACGGTTAACACTCGCCGCGATCATGGCGGTGTCATTGATAGGATGCGCGACGGTCGTTTCTGATACGTGTCCGTCATTGGTGGACTATACGCCTGAAGAACAAAATCAGGCAGCGGACGAACTGGAAAGCATTTCCCCAAGTTCATTGATCGCCCGGATGATTGGTGATTATGGAGTTCTTCGCGAACAAGTGAGGGCGTGCTATGAGCAATAGCGAAGATCATCGCTTGCACAAGGTTGGCGAAAACGTGGATTTTTGGTGGAAGGTAGTGCGTGCAATTGTTGGTTTTGTTGGATTGGTGGGATTGGCGTGGGTTCAGTTTTTAGGACCGGGGCTCAAATCTGGGATGCAAGAGTTCATCGGGATGCGTGAAGTCATCAATCGCATTGAATTCATTGAGGCATATATGCCAGCGCCGCGCGTTGTGGAATGGGACGAAACACGTTCACGTCAAAATGGTGATTGCAACACAGACAAGTGTGTATACATCCTGACAGGTTCGCGAACAGAATACGGTGAGACGTGTGGGCGTCCGACTAGCGCAACACCTTTCCTTAGAACCAAGGATGGGCAAGTTGTTCAAATTGAATATGATGGGTTTACGCCTGTAGAACTTGGGCGTTCCCCACGCACATTCCAAATTCCTCTTGCAATGCCATCATTCATTCCGCCGGGGGATCATGCGTGGCGAACGCTCATTGAATATCCGACATGTTCGGGAACGCGCGATGGGGGGCAACGCTTTACTCCTTGGTTTCCGATCACGGTATCAGATTAACCCCCATTTCCACGCTTCAAACTTGTCAAGCATAGCGTCCCACCTTTGCGCGGCCGCGCCTTCCGTGTCCAGTTGTTTACGGGTGGTGATCCCTAACAGGTAGCGCACGGCAAAGGACGCTTCGCCCGGTGTGTTCACCCCTATCCATGGTGCATCATCGGGAACCCCATCCTTGACGCCGGGTTCTGATAGTTCGGATTGCAGGAAAGCGCGGAAGCGTCCTTCACTGCACATGATTGCGCATCGCCGGGCAGTCATCGCTGATCCACCACAGTTGCGCGCGCCCATGCCGCGCCTTCGATTGCCTTCTGTGGATCGCGCCATGATCTACGCCCGGCGCGTTCCCGGTTGTCTTCATACTTCCAATACATGCAAAGCCGGGTGATCAGGAACAAGACCCGCGCCTTCTTTGCTAAGTCGCGATCATGGCGGTTGATCATCATCAGATCATAGAGTTGTTGTCCGCGTGTGGTTCGGCGGTTGTTGAATTCGATACGGCAAGACGGGGAGCAGTATTCCGCATCTTTGCGTTTCGCCTCATAGGACGCGCCACAGACAACGCAAGAGCGTTTTCGGGTGCTGGTGGTGCTTACAGATGTTACGGTCATGTTTGACCCTTTCCTTATAAAAGAATTTATTTTTTATTCAGGTTTTCGCCCGGCTTCACAAGAAGCTGAAGTGATCGGTGCGCACCCTCTTCCGTGCGCTTCACGATCCCCTTGCGCTCTAAAGCGCGAATGACTTGGACAGCATTGGACCGATCATGAAAGCCGCATCCTTGCCGGATTTCTTCTAGCGTTGGTGACTTTCGGTTCGCGGTCATAAACTTGAACAAGAATTCCTGAACCTGCGCTTGGCGACGTGGCAACCCGGTTGCCTTCAGTTCCGGTGCAAAGTCCCACATCATCTGATAAATCGCTTGGGCCAATCGCTTGGCCCTAGCTTCTGTGTTTGGTTGGCGGTGAAGAATGATGTTATAGGCCGCTTCCACCATGTCAGTTGTTGGTTGGCGGGGTAGAGCCTTACGATCCATCGCCTTGATCCCCGGTCCCAAACGCTTCTTTAAAATTGGCGTCATTCTCTTGATCAACAGCCTTTGCGGTTTGGGCCAATTCATCCATGATCTTCTTGTCATCCTTGAATAAGTGGCGGACATCCTTTCCATCATCGCTGTTGTACCATTTACGGAAGGCGTCAGTTCCGCATGACGCCGCGTTCCGTGCGGTTTCGATTGCGTCATCACGCGCGGCGGGACCGGTTTCCGGTGCGCTGTTTTGTTGCGGTTCAAGCCGATGGATCGTCACAGGTTTTTTGACACCGCGCGTCACAGTCAACGGGATCGTAAGTTCCTGCGCGTCAATGTGGCTTAGGTGGCTGATGCGGATACCGCCAACAGCTTGCCCACCCCATTTCACTTCTGGGTCATTGAAGAGCGTCATGGATCGCCCGACATATTGGCTTCCATCTGGCCCCCATGCGCGCACCAGAACCCGGCGCACGGACTTGCACGGTTTGAAGGGCTTGCCGTTATCCCCTTCATAGTTGATCACGATGGGCTGATCTTTGCTTTCCAGCATACGAACCCCGGTGATCGTGACTGTTCGGGGTGTGGCGAGGTCATCAGCGTTTAGCTGATCGCTTTTCGCCAGAATGGTTTTCGAAAGATCGGTCATGCTAAAATCTCCTGACTGTGATCAATCCATTCAACGGGGATGATCCGGTTGTCATCATCAGCCATGGCCGCTTTGAACTTGCGGACGCATTCTTGAACTTGCTTTTCAGCGACCTTGGCCGCTTCCGCGATCTTGGTTTGATAGATCGGGATCGGAAGCACGCGGATCACCAGCATGTTGAACCCGTTGGAATAGCTGGTGAAGTCGCACCATTGGCGACCCGTGACCCATAGCCCGGTTTGAACCTGAAGCATGTATTCGCGCGGGATCACGTCATCGTTTTCATCAGCGATGTGTTCAATGATCGTTTGCATCTGGAACTTTGGATCACGGCTCTTGTTTTCCATCATACCAAGATCACCAATCAGGCCATCAGGCGAGAACCCAACAGGAAAGCCAAGTGATCGGTTGATGACGAAACCGCATTCCGAAACGTCTTCATATTCGTTGGCGTATTTGATGCGCGCTTCCACCTCTTCCAGATGACCGCGTTCCATCGCGTAGGATTGAAAGTGATCTTCAGGAAATAGTCCAGCGCGCAATGCAGCAAGTTGATAGATCGCGGTGCGGGTGTCCTTGTTATTGGCGATCTTCAAGGTTGCCGGGGTGATCAGGCTGTTCATCATGGAACCCGTGATCATGCCCCGGCGTAGGTCATGCCATTCTTGGGAACCTTGTGTCAGGCGGTGGTAATATTCGACATCCCCGATCCGGGTGATGTCTTCATGTGGAAGTGGTTGTGTCATATGATTTCCTTTGTTGCTGTTTCATGCGTTGGCGCATGGTATCAGGGCGGACACGCCGCCCATCACCGATGCGTCAGTCATCCCCTTCCATCACGGGTTCAATGGATTTCAGCGCGGCAACAAAAGCGGCGGCGCGGGTGTCAGCTTCATCACCTTGACCGAAAAAAAGCGTCATGCGGGTGTGTGTTGTTGAACCCGTAACCGAAGCAAAATTTTGTTCTGTGCTTTGATAGACAGTCATGGTCACGGCGTTTAAATTCTCTTGTGTGTGTCGTTCAATTTTGATGCGGGAAACATCGAAGATATCGAAACCAAGCGTTGTGTGAATTTGCATGATTAAACGTTCCTTTTTTCAATGCGGTAATACGTGACGGAACCATATTTCGCGCCATACGCTTGGCCGAATAACTTGGTGTCCAGTTCTTCTTTTGTGGCGGCTTCTTCCCACATGCGTTCATTCGTGCCTGTTCGGATTGCGGACGCGCCCCACCATCGCTTGTCAGGATCGGGCGCAAGGTTCCCGTCTTCCTTGGCGCGGTCATGCTGATGATCGCCGCGTTCAAGATCAGCTTCTGTGTTTCCAAACTGATCCCCCATCACACGTATTCCTTTGCGGCGGACACATAGCCATTGCAAGCCATCGTGAAGGTTGTCCCGTTGTGCCGGATTTTCACGTGTGTGTTGTTTTCAGTCGTGGTCGAATGAAACAACGGGGCAAGCACGTGTTCCAATTGGCGAACAGTTCCCTTGAATGTCAAAGCGAGAAACCCGCCTGTCTCGGATTGCTTCAGAATGCGTTGCCTTAACACGCCCGTGTTGAATTCATCCGGGCAGTTGGTAAAGCGATCAAAATACAGTGTCATGTGTGATTTCCTTGTGTTGCTAAATGCTAGATAAATTCACAACTTCACTAAGTCAATCAAAAAAGTATTTTCAGATTATCTTTTTGGTATCTTAAAAAGATTACCATAAAACCAATGTTAGGACATATCATGCACAACTCTAAAATCGTTCTCCTGATCAACGATGATGTCAGGTTGATCAAAGGCGCTTATGATGAAGGCGCTACACCAGAAGTCTTCAAGACCATGGATCAGGGTATTGTGAAGGATGATTTCTGTGTTGTCGAAAGTGGAACGCGCCACGGAATGACAACGGTGAAAGTCACAGAAGTCGACATCGACATCGATTTTGACAGTCACCATGAAGTCAAGTGGGTTGTTCAGCGCATCAACAAAGAAGACTTCGATGATCTTCTTGCGATGGAAAAAAATGCAATTATCAAGGTTCAAGAAGCTGAAAAGCGGCGGCGGAAAGCTGAACTTCGCGACAGCCTTTTCCGCGATCATGAGGATCAGATGAAAACACTGGAACTGACAAAGCTGTCAGAAGACAGCGTTACCGAATAAGTGTGTAACCTAGTGCCTTAGACCCCATAGGAGCGCACTTCCGAACACATGCGTGTTCGGAATGTAAGTGAAGAAACATTCACTTCGTGAACGGGGTCACACCATCGGATTAACATGGGGTTAAAGGGCGAAGTTTCCCGATGGTGTGACCCGATCAACAGGACATCGACAGGACATCAACAATGGCTCATTGTCGAAAATGTGGAAGTAAACGAATGACCCGACGCCGGGCTGGTGAATACTTTTGCCAACGTTGTGGGATGCAACCCGGACAACGGCAATTTGACAGAACGGGAACCATTGATGTGGTTCCGTTAAGGTTGATTAAGGATCATAAAAAAAATGGCACAAAATAATGACAAGGTTTCAATGCAACTACGCCTTCCGGCCGATCTGGATGCGTGGTTTGTGCAAGAAGCACATCGCCTTGGTGTGGCGAAACACGCAATGATTGTCATGGCCTTGCAGGACACGCGATCCGAACGCACAGCGAAGGTAGCGACAGATGCGCAGGGGTAAGCCGGGCGGATATCGGGGCAAGAAATTCGTTTCTGGATCGTCAATAGGCGCGCGATCCAAGAAGGTCCGCATGTGCAATGGTTGTGGTTGTCAGTATCGGCCGGGGGAAAAGCCTGAAGTCTGTTTGTCATGTGGTGGTTTGGCGTTCACCACGTTTGACAGTGCCGGGGAAGCTGGACGGTGGGCAACGCTATGCCTGTTAGAAGGTCAAGGCAAGATCACCGATCTGAAGCGTCAAGTGTCTTTCAATCTGATGGCGGCGCGTCGGATTGATGGTCACTTGGTAGAAGCTAAAGTTGGCCGATACATCGCAGATTTCCAATATGTCCGCGATGGTGAAACCGTGATTGAAGATTACAAGGGCGCTGCGATTGATCCGCTTGCGGCTTGGAAACTTCGACACATGGAAGCGATGGGGCTTCCGGTAAAACTCACAGGATAAGGAATTCAAGTCATGGCGAAAGATGAAAAATCAGCCGATCCCATGCATGGATCAAACATCAAAAAGCTGAAGGAAGACGCGCAAAGGGGTGTGCAAAAGATCAATCAATTGAAGGATGACCGAACCGCGATCAATGAAGAGATTGCAGCGGTTAAAGCTGACCTTCAGGCAAAGGGTATTCACAAAAAAGCGTTGGATATGGCGATGACTTACATGAACATGGACCCGGACAAGCGCGAAGGCTTTGACGTCTCCTATGACATCGTGCGGGAAGCCATTGGATTGCCTGTCAAGGCGCAAGGCGATCTGTTCGAAGGCAAAAAGGAAGACGGTTCTGATGACGAATGAACCTGATTATCAGGTCAAAGACGCGGCTGAAGATGATAAGGCCGCGTCTCGCCTGAAGAGCAAGACCAGAACCATTGAACAAGCTGAAAAGCGGATTGCCGGGGTGCTAATTCAGGTCATGCCAAAACGTGATCTTGTGGTCTTTGAGTGGCTATGCCACGCGACAGGCAAGAAGCCGGGCAAGATCGCTCTGGAAATGATCCGCGCCGCCACGATCAAAGAGCGACCAGCTTACCGGGAAGCAATGGGTCAGGGTGGCGGATCATCACAGAACCTTGAAACTTTAAGTGAACGTCTTCCGGTTCACAAAGTCAAAAACTAGGGCAAACCAATGGACAGCAACGCGCCGGATTGGGTTCCATGGAACGCGGCAAAGTGGATCGCAGGAACGTCAGAAATGGACGGGATCACAGAACTTGTGTTCTTCCGGTTGTGCATGATTTCTTACGAACAGGGAAGCCCCGTTGTCACTGGTTCCGACAGGCGCAATTCTATGCGCTGCAAGGTGGATGTTGACCAGTTCATTGCCGCACTTGAAGTCTTGCAAGAACTTCAAAAAGTCACACTCACGGATGAAGGGATCATGGTCCTTTCCACAAAGAAGAGGTTGCAAGACAGTTCGTCAAGGATGATGGCGAGACAACGGGGCGCGGCGATTGCCAGACGCAAGCGTGAATTGAAACAAGAAGGTAGATCATCAGGCGAAATTGATCTGATCATCAAGAAAGAATTCCCTGATCATCAAAGCCGTATACAGACAATACAAAACAATACAGACAATACAGAACAAGACACACAGGGGGGTGTGGGGGGATTATTCGGAGATGAACTTCCTGAAAATCAATCCGATCTGGACGCGGCAAAAGACATTTGGAACGCGATGGCCGGGCAGCACGGACTTTCTAAGGTTCAAGTTGTCAAAGGAACCCGTCTGAAGAGATTGCGCGCCCGTCTGAAGGATTGCGGTGGTGTGGAAGGATGGAAGGTTGCAGTAAGCAAAGTTCCTGAAAGCGAATTCCTTCTAGGCAAAGTGAACGGCCGAAAGTGGAAAGCAGATTTTGATTTTCTGTGTCAGGAAAGTTCGTTCATCAAGGTCATGGAAGACCGATACAAGAGCGATCCGAACGGTGGCGGATCGCCAACCATGCAAGCGATTAGGGGAAGATGATGGGTGATCTTATCATTCCACAGGAAGTCACGTTAGGGAAAGCTGATCTTGAAATCCTGAAGGACACACAGGACAGGCGGCAAGAGCAATGGTCTTTACTTCCCGTTGAAACGTGTCGCGCGATCCTGCCAACAATCGAAGCGGCCTTGACGCCAGCAACGGAAGAACAGGCGCGCAAGAATGCGGAAATCCTGATCGGTTCTTACCCTCGCCACATGATTGACGAACCCCAGATTTATTCACGCGCAATCATTTCTGTGTTTCAGCGGTTCCCGGCGTGGATTGGTGCAAAGGCGGTGGATGAAATCACCCTGCAAAATGAATGGCCACCATCCCGCGCAGTTGTTCACGCTACGTGCAACAAGCTGGCGAATGATGTGAAAAGAACACAATCCGTGATCAGCCGAATGATCTTGGAAACGAAACGCCGCGAAGATGCGGCCGATGAAGAGAAAAATCGCGAGATTGCGCGCGAAGAATTCCGCCAAAAATATGGTGAAAAGACCCCTTTGGAAGTCTTGGCGGATGAAGGAATTTCCATTGGGGCAGACACAAATAGAAAGTGAAAAAATGGCACGAACATCAGCAATGAAAAGCCGGATTGATCTGGCGTTCCCGGTGGACTTTTCCAACATGGAAAGCATTGGGAAATGCGCAACGGCAATGGAAACCTTGAAATCAGAGGCTGAAAAAATTGGCTTCACCTTGATGAAAGATGTGAAGACGGACGCCGGGTCTTTTGACTTTGGTGGCGATGACGCCGGGGAAGAAAATCAATCATCGGATGGCGACGGGTAGACCCACAACTTCCCATTGTCTAACGGCTGGACAGGTTCACCCATATCTGTCCAGCCGGATCAAAGGAAACCCAACATGAAACTGAAAACTACAACACTCGCTTTGATCTTCATGGCAGGATCAGCGCAAAGCGCAACCATTGGACATGATGCGGCCGGGGCGTTCCGGGGTGTCACACCTGATGTGTACGTTGGCGGCAAGATCGGCAAGATCGCAGCGCCCATCCCGTCTGTTGATGTTCCGGCCGCAAAGATTGGACCGGAAATTTTCATCTTCATCCTGATCGTGTTCGCCCTTATCGCGGCAAATGAAAGCGGTTCCGATCCATCCCCGGTGATCAAACCTGATCCGGTCAAGCCCAATCCAGTTGATCCGTCACAGCCCACACCAGTTCCCGGTCCGGTTTCGTTTATTCTGATGTTGTCCGGGATCGCTGCACTGTGGGGGATGCGTCGTGTCTGATGAACTGAAGCCACTCACGGAAGAGGAAGCGGCCGAATTCGAAATGGAACGCCAAACTGATCTGGTGATCCAGCGCAAATGCGACGCTTGCCAAGCGTGGTATGAGACAACCAAGAAATCCATTCCATTCACAGAACGCTTCATCTGCGATTGTGGCAACCCGATGGAGTACAACGTTCCAGCTTCCCCGGTGGTAAAGATCATCAAGCCCGACACAGCGGACATCCTGTCCCTTGGTGATCTGGATGATCGTCTTGATACCGGAATGAAGGTCAAAGAGGCGATCCATCGCGCGTCACAATGGTGGGAAAGTACCGGACGCGCTGAAATGATCACACAGAAGCGCAGACAAGCAAAGCCCGTGGGTGGTGCGGACAAGGGCGCGGGTGCTTCCTTTGCCTCTGATGATGAAGACAATATAAATTTTCTTCCATCGGGTCTTTTGCACGGTAAGCCATGGGCAGAACTGACCCGTAATGAACAAATCCGTGTGGTCAAGTCGTGGCATCACTTTCATATACGCAATCCAGATGTGATTGGCGCGGACCCGGAACAGCGTCACAAGATGCAAGATCGCGGCAAGATCAATTGATCATTTGGTTGATCCGTATCTTTTGGGAAGACCCGGCTGGTTTTGTCCGTGATGTAGTTTTTGCCGGGTGCTTTCTCTTCATAGCGTGGCTTGTGCTGCGATCAATTCACCTGATTATGGGATAGAAAAATGACTGAAATAGTTCACTTCGATGTTGAAAAGATTGTTGCGGAAGTTGAAAAACACCTCGCAGAGAACCCCGCATCCGACATGAAAGACCTATCAACGATTGCAATGCGCAATGGTGATAGCGTTCAAATTGCCTTGCTGAAATGGGGTTATGAACAACGCAACCTTAACATCCCCGCGCCCGTTCTTGCCAGTGCGGCCGCGCAAATATTCGCGACGTTCTTCATGAATTTGTTCACAGATGAAAGCCAAGACCCGGACAACATCGCGAAAAGTGCGGATCATTTTTGCGACATGATTTTCCACGCGACAATGGGCTTATCGGAAATGCGCGCATCGGGAACCACAATTTCAACGCCAATCAATCCAATCGTGGGGGGCAGAGCATGAAACCAAAAACAGAAGCAATGGCGTTCCGCATCTGGCAATTTGCAGATGCGTCCGGTTGGGATGTCACGGTTGCCGATGTCGCTAAGCATCTCAATATCAGTTCAGCGCGTGTCCGCCGCATCAATGGCTTGAAAGGTTGGTCCAATCGTTACCGGGTGGACGTGACAAGCAGACACGGCCGCGCACAAGCCGGACTTCATCCAGAACACACTGTTCAGCTTGAAGAGGTCATGCCCGATGTCTGAAACACCAGAACAAGAACTTGAACGCCTTCGCTTTCGCCTGTCCGAAGTCATGTATCACCGCGACAACCTGCAAACAGCGCTAAACATCCTTGTTGATCGTGGCGTCGTGCCAATCGAAGAGTTTGTTCAGATGGGTCTTATCCGGGCAACGCGGGACCAACACAACGAACTTCACCCGGTCAAAATGGACATGACCGATCTGCGCGATCAGCTACATCAAGCCGATCATAAACAGGCAACCGTGGCAAAGTTTCGGAACCTGAAGCAAGCGTTCCTTCAGTATCAAAAAGGAACCGCAATCATCCTTAATGATCTGGATAAACTTTGCCGGGCAAATCATGTCACACCGCATGACATCAGGATGTTGCGCGACATCCGGGATCAAGTGTCCGATCTGATTGGGCGTGAATTGTGATGGGTTGGCTTGGCAATCAAATAGGTCCAATAAATTGGGAAACTTTGTATCCTTTTTTGGAACTCAAAATTTCCCGGCCGTTGGATTTCCCGGCCTTGCGTGTTCTGTCATTTGGTGCAGGCGTCCAATCAACAACCATGTTGCTGATGTCATTGCGTGGTATGTTTGGACCACCACCAGACTTGGCGATCTTCGCAGACACACAGTTTGAACCATCGCAAGTGTATGATCATCTTCAGTGGGTTCAAAATGAAGTCGCTAGACTTTCAAATGGACAGGTTACCGTGAATATCGTTAGCGCAGGAAACATCAAAACTGATCACCTTCAAGGCACAAACACCACAGGCCAACGCTTTGCATCAATGCCGCTTTATACACAGGACGGCAAAGGCATGGGGCGCAGGCAATGCACCCGCGAATATAAGATTGAACCGATTGAAAAGGAAATTAGGCGCTTGCTTGGCGTAGCAAAGGGAAAGCGTGTTCCGAAAGGCGTGATGGTTGAGCAATGGATTGGCATTTCCACAGATGAAATCCAACGCATAAAAAAGAACAAGAGACCATGGGCGCATAATCGTTTTCCGCTTATCGAAAGAAGGTTGTCGCGTTCTGATTGCCGGGTTTGGTTTGAACGTAACTATCCCGGCGTTCCGCTAGTTAAGTCCGCCTGTTCAGCATGTCCATTTCGGGACAATTCCATGTGGCGATGGTTGAAAAAGAACGCACCAGAAGATTTCGCTGAAGCGGTGGCGTTTGATAAAGCCATAAGAGAAAACGGAACCACCCTAAAAGGAATGCACTCACAACAATTCGTTCATCGCAGCGGTATCCCGTTAGACCAAGCCGATCTGGATGAAATTGACATAGATGATCTGTTCCAAAACGAATGTGACGGTTATTGCGGCGTGTAGCAAAAAGGTTGTGGAATTATGCCATATTTTTTGATGAATAACGGATAAAGTATCAAGGATCGTGATCAATGGCGAACACTAAAGGAAGAGGTCAAGAGCCGCGCAAGAAGGAAGCGGCAAGCAATTTCGCGGGTATGTTCGATGGGTCCAAAGAAAAACCCACACCTGAAGAGGTTGTTGTGCGCGTCATGCACGGGGATGGTGACAACGTGATCACGGATCGCCAACTTGAAGCGGCAAAGATGCTGTTACCCTATCGCCTTCCCAAACTGGCAACCGTGGAAGCCCATGTGGCCACGGAAGAAATGACGCATGAAGAGTGGATCGCGTCACTGGAAGAGGATGAAGAGGATGATGTTTAAACGTGTTTCATGGATCGTGGTTGTCTGTCTTTCCATAGCGTTTTGGATTGTGGTTTTGGCATGAATTCACTGTGGCAGAACCCTATCAACATCCGGCCATGTCCGTTTTGCGGTAACGTAAAGCCTGACATTTCATGCAACGCGGATATCGTTTGGGCAGTATCATGCTCATGTGGTGTGATCGCGTTCCCATCAGCGGTGCGATCTGAAACCGTCATAGCTTGGAACACCCGATCAATCGACAGAACAGAAGTAACATCTGAAAGGGATGTATGATGCAAAAAGCGTGGTTTGTATTGGAACGAATTCACGGCGGGGAATATCATCCCGTCATCTACTATGGCGACAAACCCACAGGGCAGCGGACGGACGCGCCGAACAGGTTGTTCAAGGATGAACCCAAACTGATCCCGGACAAGTTCATGATCAACGGGAAGCCGATCCGTCTTGATCAGATCGCGGATCATTTCTATCCGCCCGAACATAAGGCGAAACCAATGCAATCGTCAGGACACGCTAAAGCAACCGTTCAACTTCCAATGTTCCGGCTTTGACCGGATAGACCTTTTCCGACATGATGCGCCCACACATCACAAGGGCTTGCATCATGTTGGGAATAAATATCCGCACCACACAGAATGAAGGATCACTTGGTATTCTCGGACAAGTGGTCACGGTCAATGATGACAACACGTTGACCATCGAAAACAACCAAGGCAATTCATTCACAATCGACACGACACCGGACAGCTATGACGGAACCTATTCTGTCACACAGGCTGAACTGGATGCGGGTCCAGTGGCTTTGGTCGCAACGGCTTTGTCAGGTGACGTTGATCCTGAAGCTGGCGAGACGCTTTCCATTGTTCCGCCTCTCTTCGCTTATGATCCCGATCTTGGGGATGTGGGTGATGTCACCTATACCGCCAACGGAACGAACGCGGTGGATGTGACGGACCCGGCGAACCCCACTTTGCTTATTGACGCGGCTGATGCGGGGGTGACGCTCACGGTCACGGCAAGCCTGACACAGACGGGCGTGGGAACGACTAACAGCGTGTCCAATGGTGTCACTATCGAAGATTTACCCGCGCCATCCATCACAGTCACACGTTTGTTTGCGGATGCGTTGGCCGATGATGGGGGATTTGACACGGAAGGTGAATGGAATGGTGTTGACCTAAGCGCCCATGCGTCTGGTGATCTGATCCTTGCGTTTGTTGGACCAACAGACAACTTCACCGCCATGACTTTCGATGATGGGACAGGTGCGGTTGCCATGAACCTTGAGGCAACAACAACAGGAAACAACGGTTCACGTTGTCAGTTGTTTTCGCACACCCTGACATCGGCAGGTACAGCGCTAAATGATTTTCTTGCTACACCCGGCGTGAACGCCATTAACCGTTATATGGAACTATTTATCGTGCGCGGCGGGGTTATTGCAGATGTGCAGCAAGCGGCAGATAGCGGCGGAACGATAAATCCGTTGTCTGTTGACGTTTCAATCACCGATACGATTAACGAGATTGTCGCGTTTGTGTGTGGCTTTGATTGGGACACCGAAACACTGACAGGTGTGACGGCCAATGCCAAAACAGCAACCACTAATGTGGACATTATCACCGGGCGCGCATCCAATGTCGCAGGACCAACGCACACTGTTTCCTTTGATCAGTCACCTACACAACGCAAGGGTGCAATCATTGTTAATTTGGAGTAAACACCATGAGCAAGATCAACTTTCTTTCAGCGGCGCTTTTGGGCGCGGTAGTCACAATCAACGGTACATCAACCCAAGAATGGGGCGGAATACAGGCGACACCGGGAACGTCTGTCACTATCGAATTTGAGCGATCCAATTACTACGCCGCACCAGAAGGTTTCAACTTCTACACCAGCGTGTCAGGTTTCGACACCGCAAGTGAGACCGATCTTGCGATCTATGATCCATCCTTTCACGATAAGGTTTATTTTTGGGATCATGGTGATGATTATGATTTCACCGCGCCACAGCATATTCCATCGCAGTTTATGAAAAGCCGGGATGCAATGGGACCAATCAGCGTCCACACCTATCGCAGCGCCGGAAACTATCGACCAAGGTGCATTGTCTATGAAAAATCATCCGGCAAGATCGGTGTTGGTTATCTCAACATTGGCGGCGCGTCTGAAGACACCCCGGCCGTTGCTGATCCTGATGTTGTCTTTGCCGGGGCAAACACGGTTTATGTTGATCCTGATGCGGTCTACAGCGGTGCGCCATCGGGCGCGCAAGAAAGCACCAGCTTAAACAGCGCTTACAATTTAGTTGCTGCATCTGAAAACTTGATGCGCATTGTCCTATCCGCCGGGAAAACGCATGAAGTCACGTCTGAAATCGGATGGCGTCCATCATCGGCAACACGTGGACGGGTATTCAGGATTGAAAGCGATCCATCAAATCCGGCAACCGTAGAACCAAGCGCGTCATTCCCTGATAATCAAGTGATGATCCGGGATCAGTCGAACCGGGATAATATGGCTAATCGTGAAAGTTGCCTATTCGGTGTGCGCTTCATTGGTCCATGGGACAGCACAACCGAAACCGGAAAGGCGATTTATATGATCAATCATACCATCTATTCATGTCAGTATGGTTTGGTTGAACAGTGTCATTTTTCCGGTTGGGCGATTGCGGTGAACTCACAGTTAAGCGGCGGCGTGAACCCCGGAAATCTTGTCAACTATGTGGTGACAGACACGGTTGTGACGAACTGGCAGAACTTTGGCTTTTATGGTCTGGATTATACGATCTTTGGTTTTGCGGGATCGCGGATCATGCAAGATGTGGACGCGCTAAGCGGTGGAAACAAATACATTGTTGGGTATACCGCATTTTACAACAACCATGGACCATATCGCATCCCTTACGTCTATATGGGATGTTTTCTGTCATGCGATCTGTTCAATCGGGTGGGATGGTCTGGTCAAGGTTCCATTGATGCAATCCAGCCTTGCGCGCGGATCAATTCGTCATGCAACGCAGGTGCGCGCTTCAATATGTGGGGATGTGTTCTTGAAGGTGGATATGTGGTTTTCCATGCCTTCCCTGCAAACAACAACCTCACGATCAACGTGGTCAACTACGTGCTTGAAGCCAATTTCTTCCTTATGGACTTTGAAACCACGGTTCCGATTGAAACGGCTTATGGGGGATGGTCAATCCGCAACAACTTCGCGGTTGTGCCGAACGTCCAAAAGGACATATCGGTATATGGCGAAGTTTGGGGCGGTCACTTTGGTGAATTTGTGCGGGTGCGTGGGGATCAGTTGAACACATACACATCGGAATGTATGGCCGCGCCAATCATTGTGGAAAACAATACGATCATCAATCTTTTGGCGGATGTGAATGACAGCCCGGCCGGGGGAACTATTGTAGCTGTGGCGCAGAATGGATCGAATACGTTCACCGCGATCACAGATCGCAACAACATCATTCATGAGCCTAACAGAACGGTTCCCAATACCCCGGCCGCGCCATTGTCTTCAGCGCAGTTGTTCACGCCAAGAATGAAGGCGTATGTTAAAACCAGCGCAAGGTTCGTGTTTGCTTCCACAACGGTTCTTGATGGTGGAATGATCATGGTTGATCTGACAACGGCTTTTGGTGGAAGCAACATTTCGGCGGTTGCTGATATTGATGTTGCTTCAGGCAAGACGCACGTGGAAGCTGGTGGAACGTTCCATTTGGTGGATGTGATCAGTGTTGTTGGTGACACCTTAACTGTTCAGAACAACACAGGGGCAACCATTTCAAACGCGACAGCGTTGACGGTTCCCCTTGCCAATCACATCACGTTGACGGGAAGCGAGACCCCGGCCGGATCGGCTCACTTGTGGGAACTTGCGGCGGGATCACCGGGCATTGGTGGCGGTGTGACTGATGGTCCGCTTTATGACTTCAATGGGGATGATCGCAGTTCACCGCACGATCTGGGCGCGATCCTATACGCTTCCTGATGTCTTGGTGATCACGATCCTATAAGATATGGTTGAGCCTGATCACATTTGAAAGGGCTCGACCATGACAACTTCAGTAAATCCAGCAAGTGAACAATGGAACCCAACATTGTCAGATGACGCGAACCACACCGAACGTGATGGGCGCGCACGTGGGATAACAATCCAAGCTGAAGGAACCGTTGTTCTGGAAATGATTTCAGGTGACATCGTGACCCGAACCGGATTGAACGCAAACATTGACTATCCATATCGGGTGAAGCGAGTTGTAGCTACTGGAACAACCGTGGGCGCGAACAACATCTTCTTGTTGGCGTGATGAACGCCGCGTCAATCGAAAAGATCAAGGATGATTTCCGGGCGTGTTTAACGGTTCATGAAGTGGACCTTACCGCCCGTAAACATGCGCGCCCGGTGGTTGAAATGGGGAAGACCAAAGCAACCCGGCCGCAATCCATACAAATCAAAAACCTTGCCAACTATATGCGGACTATGATCCGCCAAGGCATTATCCCCGGACATCAGCAACATGACCAATCCCAAGAGAACAGCGGCAATCCGCAAGCGCCTAAAGGATGATTTCGAATATTTCGCGCCGCGATGTCTGAAAATCCTTACAAAGCCGAACGAACATGGAAAGGTTGAAATCCTTCCGTTTAAGTTCAACGCTGCGCAAAAGCACATCCACAAACGGATAGAGCAACAAAGATCAGAATTTGGCTATGTCCGGGCGATCATCCTGAAGGGAAGACAGCAAGGCGCATCCACCTATACGGAAGGGCGCTTCTACTGGAAGACCACACAGAACAAGGGGGAAAAAACCTACATCCTGACACACTCAAAAGAGGCTACGGACAACCTGTTTGGGATGGTTGATCGTTATCACACCAATGCACCGATCCACGTGCGGCCGTATGTCGGGAAAGACAACGCTAAGGAACTGGTTTTTGACAAGCTGGATAGTCGCTATCAGGTGGCAACGGCCGGCGCAAAAGGTGCGGGGCGATCCGCAACGCTGACCAACGTTCACGGTTCAGAAGTCGCCTTTTGGGAAAACGCTGAAAAACACTTGGGCGGGATGCTTCAGGCGGTTCCATTGGCGCAGGGAACGGAAGTTGTCCTTGAAAGCACCGCCAACGGGATCGGCAATGTATTTCACAAACAATGGCAAATGGCGGAACGTGGTGAAAGTGACTTCATCGCCATCTTTGTTCCATGGTTTTGGCAGACAGAATATAGGCGCACACCACCACAAGACTTCCAAGTTTCGATGGACCCAGAAAGCGTTCCAGATGGGGAACTGACGGAAGCCGAATATCAAGAACTTTACAATCTGGATGATGGTCAAATCTTCTGGCGTCGGATGAAAATCCGGGAACTTGGCGGCGGGGATGAAGGCTTTGCGTTATTCCAACAGGAGTATCCAGCCACACCAGATGAAGCATTCCAATCATCACAGGCGGGGAACAGTTTGATCAAGCGCAAGCATGTCCTGAAGGCGCGGAAATCGACTGTAACAAGCCATGGTCAATTGATCATTGGTGTTGATCCCGGCGGCGAAGGCGAAGGTGGCGATCCAACAGGTATAATCAGGCGACGTGGGCGGCGCATGTTCGGACACCAGTTGATCACCAAGCTGAACACAATGCAAATCGCGGCGTTGATTGCGCGGATCGTCAAGGATGAACGTCCACACCGGGTCTTTGTTGATGTTGGTGGGTTAGGGACCGGGATTGTTGACAGGTGCCTTGAAATGCCTGTGTGTCGCGGTGTGGTGATCCCTGTGAACTTTGGGGAAGCTGCGATGGACCCGGACAAGTATAGGAACCGCCGGGCGGAAATGCACTGGACATTGAAGGAATGGTTGGAAGACCCCGGCGGCGCGAACATTCCTGATGAAGATGTGATCCAAGCTGATTTCTTGGCGTCAGTGATCAAGGCGGGTGACAGCCTTCAGCGGCGTCAATTGATGTCTAAAGAATGGATGAAGTCAAAAGGCATTGCATCACCAAACCTTGCGGACGCGGGTGCGTTGACATTTGCCATCCCGGTTGCGGCCGTGGATGCTATGGTTGGTCTATCGGCTGATGAATACGATCCATTAAGTCCAGATCAGACGTTCCATCAGTCCAGTGTGTCGGATTTTGATCCTTTGGATGGATATTGATCATCAGGTCTTAAATCTCTGATCATCAATGTGATTATTTCTGATCATCAGAGGATAATTGATTGATCATCAAAAACCACGAAAAATGGTTATTTTTGTGCTTAAAAAGTGTGCATGATCCGAAATTATCCAATGAAAATTCTGATGATCAAGGCGAAACGCTCTGATGATCAAAGCCGTATACAATACAGACAATACAATACAGACAATACAATACAGACAGACAAAGGGGGTGTGGGGGAAATGACGTTCAAAGAAATGATCAGGATTTACAGCCGGGTGATTTGGTTCACGATCCGGGAAGCGATGATTGACGTTTGGTTGATCTTCTGGCCGATGTTTTCGGTGATCGGGTTGATAATGGTTATCATCCGGTTTTGGTCGTGGGTGTTGTTCTGATGTTCATTCCAGACAGAAGATGCTTCACGGGCTATGTGGTTTTTGTGGGTTCGGATCACAGACAGTTTTGGCGGATATTCACCAAACGGGGATGGCGTCATTGCTTTGTGATCATGTCCCATCCATCGCCAAACGGCTTGTTCGGCGGATCGTGCCTGATCGTCAATCAGCGCTTGGATCATCTGTTCGTGGATCAGGTGGATGTCACGGCCGCGTTCGCAGCACAACACGCGCTGAAAGAGGGTGCAACGTGCGTGATAAAAATCAGGATTGACCAAAAATCCGCACCCGTTTACGTTCCACGGGGAATGATCACTTGCGTTTCGATTGTGAAATCAGTTCTTGGTTTGCGTGGGTGGTACATCTGGACGCCGCAACATTTGGCGCGCTGGATGCTCAAAAATGGTGGCGAAATTGTGAGGCTTGAAGATGGGCGAATTGATCGGGATGAAAAAGCCCAAAGTGAGCAAGGCAACCCAACAAGCGCAACGTCGCCAAGCGAAATCCATTGATGATCAAACAGCGGACGCCGCAAAGGAAGCTGGTTCCAGAAATCGCATCATGCGGAAGCGGCAATCATCAGGTGGGAACCTGTTCTCCCGTGGTGGCGCAGTTGGTGTTTCAAAAGACACGTTGGGCGGCTGATGCCTCAACTCAAACTTGAAACTCTGATTGAAGCGTCTGAAAGAGCATGGACGAACAAATCACATTGGGATGAATTGGTCCGCGAATGTTTCGAATTCGCTATGCCAGATCGAAACCCGTATCACTACAACGGGACCGGACGTCCACAGGGCGCGCACGGAACCAAGGGGAAGGATAAGAATTCCCGGCGCGTGTATGACAGCACGTTGCAAACTGACACCATCAAGATCGCCAATCGCATCCAATATGAACTGTTTCCGATTGGTCATCAGTGGGCAACGTTCCAGCCCGGCGCATTTGTTCAGGACCAAGCCAAGGAACAAGCGCGCGGATCGCTTCACGGACTTCAGGAAGTTGTCTTCACCGCTATCAGCTTCAGTAATTTTGATCTTTCAATCTCGGAATGGTTGCTTGAATTGATTGTTGCTGGAACGGCCGTGATGCACGTCACGCCGGGTGATGATGATAACCCGGTCATCTATCAATGCGTTTCACAGTCTCACGTTGCCTTGCGTGAAGGCGCGATGGGCAAGATTGATCTGATCAGCAGGAAGCACAAGATGCGCCTGACACTGGTTGAACAGACTTGGCGGGATGCCAAAATTGACATCACGGAAGATGAACGCAAAGACGATCCCGAACTAGACATCATTGATGTTTGCTATTTCGACGCAAGGGAAAACGTTTGGTTCTATGACGTGGTGATCACAGGCGGATTGAAAGCAAAAACCAAAGAACACCGGATTGTTGAACGATCATATGAAATCTGCCCTTGGATCATCACCAGATGGAACAAGGCGGCGGAAGAAGTCCAAGGTCGTTCGCTTGTCATGCAAGCGTTGCCGGATGCGCGGGTTCTATCGGCGGTTAAAGCGTACATCCTGAAGCAAGCCGCGCTTTCAATCGGGGGCGTTTTCCTTGGCCGAAATGATGGCATTCTTAACCCTAACACGGTGCGGATAGCGCCGGGCGCAGTGATCCCCGTCCGGGCGACAGGCGGTCAAGCTGGTGCAAGCCTGACACCGCTTCCGGTTGGCGGTGACATGAACCTTGCCGATCTGGTGATCAAAGACTTGGTGAATTCCATCCACAAGATCATGATGAATGATGGGATGCCGGATGTGTCTGAAGGTGTCCGAACTGCAACCGAACTGATTGAACGGATGAAGGAACTTCAGCAATCCTTGGGCGCACCCTTTGCGCGCATTTTGAAGGAAGGGATCATTCCGATCCTTGAAGCTACCATTGCCGTTTTGTCTGAAGCTGGTGTGATCCCTGAACTGGATGGACGCAAGATCAAGCTGAACAGCGGACAGATTGAAGTCCGGTTCGCGTCACCTCTTGTTCAAGGTCAATCGGTTCGCGAGGTTGAGGCAGCAAGACAAGCCATGATGATCACGGCGGAAGCGGCCGGGGAAGAGGCCGTTGGCCTGAACTTCAAGATTGAAGACTTTGGCGCGTTTGTGGCTGAAAAACTTGGCGTTGTTCCTGATCTGGTTCGGATCAGATCGGAACGTGAAAAGTTGCAGAAAGAGGCGGCGCAAGTTATGGCTATGCAAGCCAATGGGCAACCGTCCGTTGGTGGAACGGGGGGAGTTATCCCACAACAGCAACAAATGGCCGGGTCCGTTCCTCTGGCCGCATAGGTGACAGATGGCAGATTTTGACCCTTTTTCATGGCTTGGTGGACAAGACCCATTCACGGACCAATCTGAAGCACAAAGTAAATCGGCAATGGATGCGCTTGAAAAGCGTCTTGAACTTGCCAGAAAAGTTCATGCGATATTTGCGCAGACACCCGATGGAATTGATGTTCTTCAGACCATGCGCGATCTTACAATTGAACTTCCGTTGATGCAGATCAGCGGATCACTTGTCCAAGGCGAAGTGACGCTTTCCCCGGCTGATTGGGCATATATCCGGGAAGGTCAAAATTCTGTCATCCGGTTCCTTGAAGGATTGATCCACTTGGCAGAAAACCCACCCGAAATCGAAAAACAGGAAGAGGATGAAACCGATGTCTGAAACAATTTCTTTGCAAGATGCGATTGCAAACTTGAACCCGTCAAATGATGAACACTGGACAAAATCAGGCTTGCCAGACTTGGACACGTTACGCACTATGACAGGCAATGGTGATCTATCGCGGGGTGATGTTGATGCAGTTGTTCCTTCTGGTTTCAATCGTTCAAATGCTCACGCTGCGCCCACGCCGGGCGGAACTGGTGCGGCCGGGGAAGATGACATGGGTTCCCAAGCAAGCGCCAATCTGGAAGGCACGCCGGGAACGGGTCAGGGTGGCGTGGATTTGAGCGCCACAGCCTTTGCGGTTGGTGAATTGCTTTCATCTGCATTTGAAGATGATGGTGAATTCAATGCAATCATTCTGATGGAAGCGGCCGTTGCGGCCGCGCAATCTGATCGGTTTCGCAGCAATTCCGTCCTGATGGGATTGACCCGTGGTTATCAGGCGTCACAGGATCAAATCCGCGAAGTTCAAGATCGGATTGATGTGCGCCGGGATCGTCGGACGAAACGTAAATCATAGCCCGAACTTACACATCTTTCAAAAATGACAGCGCCGCCCTATGATGGGGCGGCGTTTCTACATCAGCAACAAGGATCATAAAAAAATGAACATCAATGACTTCCTTATGAAGTATCGTCGTCCTTTGTGGGATGGCGAAGGTGAAGGCGGCTCAAATGCGGCGGCTGGATCAGGCGGTGATGATGATAACGGTGAAAAGGGTGGCGAAGGCGGCGAAGGTGACAAGTCCGGTTCGCGCAATCTTGGCCTTCTTGATCGTGGCAAGTCTGACGAAGGCAAAGGCGAAAAATCAGGTGAAGGGGAAGGTGAAAAAAACGGGGAAGGTAAAGGCGATCCTGTCCGACCGGAACACATCCCGGAAAAGTTTTGGGACACCAAGAAAGGGGAAGTGAACACTGAAGCCATGGTGAAGGCTTATGGTGATCTTGAAAAGGCTCACGGTGAACTGAAACGCGGCGGAAAGGACGTTCCGAAAACGGCGGAAGAATACTTTCCAGATGGTATTGATCTTCCCGATGAAGTTGATCGTCTATCCATTGATGGTCCAGACGATCCCGGATTGAAGGCTTGGGGTGAAATCTGTCACAAGTATGGATTGGGCAAAGAAATGGCGACAAACCTTGCCCGTGATATGTTCGTTATGATGAACCAATATGCGCCGGAAGCGGTGGATCAGGACGCGGAATTTGATGCACTTGGCAAAGGCGCGCAAGCGCTGATTGACGGAACGCTTGTTTGGGTGAACGGTCTTGAACAGTCTGGCAAGTTGTCAGGTGATGACATGGATGTTGTGAGTGAACTTGCGCAAACAGCCAATGGAATTCGGTTCCTTGCGAATATCCGGGAAGCCTCTGGTGAAGAACGTATTCCGATCATCCCATCAACAGGCGAAAAAACCATGACTTCAAATCAATGGCATGACGCCATGAAAAGTGCGGTCAAGGCGAATGATTATGCTGAACAAGAGCGATTGGAAGAGTTGGGGAAAACTATCAACGGTCTTGATCCATCCAGCGGCGGACGCCAAGGCGGCGTGAATGCTGAATTGACAGGTCGCAAACGTTCCGGTTAAAAAGAAACCTCACACACTGATAGCCACTCACTAGGGAACCGTCCATGATTTTCAGTTCATGGGCGGTTCTTTTGTGTTTGACAGGATCGTAAAAACGGCCGTATCTATTAAAGCCATGTTCGCCGCTTAATCTTCGGACCCGGCGAACCCGTTGACAGCGGCCCGAAATACACAGGGAACTTAACCGTTTGGCCTTCCCACTTCCGTGTTTCGCTTAACCGTGAAATCCATGAACACAGAAGGGAAAATCCGAATGTCTCGGAATTTGACAACTAACGAACAAGCCTCTTTCGATGCCCGTGTTAAAGCGGCATATGAAAGCGGTATGACGCTGCGATCAACGGTTGAAATTGCTGACAATATCGTTGGTTCAACGCACCGCTTCCACAAGATCGGCAAGGGTATGGCAACCCGGCGCATTGACCAAACCGATGTGATCCCTATGAACATCGTGCATGGCAATGCAACCGCCACTTTGGAAGACTGGAATGCGGCGGAATATACAGGCATTTTTAACCAGCAAAAGGTTCCTTACAAGGAACAAGACAAGCTGGCGACAACCATTGCCATGGCTATCGGACGCCGGGAAGATCAGTTGATCATTGACGCGCTTGACGCGGCGGCAACAACGCTTGTTGTTGACACCGATGTTGGTGGTGTGAACTCTGGTTTGAATACTGCAAAATGCCGTCGCACACGTCGCCTGATGAATGAACAAGCGGTTCCAAAAGGCAAAGGGGATCGTTGCTTTGTGATTTCATCTGAAGGAATGGAACAGCTTCTTGGCGACAGTGACGCAAACACGGTGGACAAGAACACCATTAAGGCGCTGTATGATGGCGAGATCGCCCATTGGGTTGGCTTTGATTTCATCGAAATGGACGAACGTGATGAAGGTGGTCTTCCCAAGGCTGGCAATGACCGCACTAACTTCGCATATCACAAGGCGTCAACCGGGCTTGCTGTTGGGATCAACATGCGAACTGAGGTCAATTACATTCCGGTGAAAACGTCCTACCTTGCGAACGGTATCTTCAGCGCTGGTTCGGTGGCGATTGATGCGCTTGGCATTGCGGAAATCACCACCACAGAAGTTTAAGTTCACATCAAGGCGGCACGGATCGCCTTGACCAAAAAACCATGAAGCGAGGTCATTAACATGGCATTTTCAAAGACCCATCTGGACCCTACAGGATCGGGTTCAAAAGGCGCGGGTGCGCGTGCGATCTATTCCACATCGACGGACAACAAGGCTACCGTCAAGGGCGCTGGATATTTCAACACGGCCGCGAACGAACTGATGAACGTCAAAGCGATGTTGATTATTTCGACAGACGCAACGTTTGAAGCAAAGGTCACAGTTGCATCTGGCGTCGTCACCTTGGCCGCTCTGGACGGGTTCGCATAAGTTCTCCCCTTTGTTGCTGAGGGGTGAAGCCGGGGGCGGTGCGAGGTTTATCCTTGCCCGTCCCTTTTTTCTTGAAGGATGAAAAATGTCTGAAACTGCAATTTCAATTTGTGCGCGCTCACTTGTTCTTCTTGGGGCTAATCCGATATCTTCTTTTGAAGCGTCGGAAGGTGATGGCGCGGTCATCTGTTCCAATGTGTATCCGGGCTTGAAGCGCGGGATGATGTCGCGCCACCCGTGGCGGTTTCTGATGCGCAAAAAGGAATTGACCAAAGACAGTGATGACCCGGTTGGCGAATGGGACAATTCTTTCATTTTGCCGGGTGATGCTATGGATGGAATTCACGCGGTTTTCAGAAGCGATCAAGACAAGAAGCCTCACACAAGTTTTGAAATTTTCGAACGCCGCCTTCTGACAAATGAACAGCGCGCTGTTGTTGATTACAAGGTGGAAAAGAGTGAAGCGTTTTGGCCCGTCTACTTTGTGGAATTGATGGTTGCCGCGTTGTGTGCGGAAATAGCCTTTGTGGTAACGGATCAAAACAACGTTGCTTCAGAGTGGAACCTGAAAGCCTATGGCCCGGCATACATGGAAGGCGAAGGCGGGTTGATGGGTATTGCCAAGACTTCAGACAGCATGGGTAACCAGAACAATGAACTGGACGCTTACGCTTTTATTGATGCACGCTTTGGGGTTTCCTACTGATGCCACGCGCAAGACTTCTTTCCACAAATTTCACCGCCGGGGAATTTGATCCGAGATTGATCGGCCGTTCGGACATCAAGTTCTATTTCAACGCCGGGGAAATTGTCCGAAATGTGATTATTGTCCCGCAAGGCGGCGCGGAAATTCGTCCGGGTTCCCGTTATACATGGACAGTTCCAGATATCCCAGAGGTTGATGGCGGTGGGATTTCAAACATCCGCCTTGCTGAATTCCAATTTAACACGGAACAAACCTATTTGATCGCATTCCATCACAAGACCATCACGATCTTCCGGGAAGGTTCTGTTGTTGCAAGTGTGGTTTCTCCATATTCATCGGCTGATCTTGTGGCGGCTGAAACAGAAGGCGGTGATCTGGTTTCATCGGGTATCTATTGGACGCAATCCAAAGACACCATGATCATTTTTCATGAAGGGTATCCGATCAAGAAATTGGTTCGGCAAGGGTCACATAGTTCATGGGCAATCAGTAACTTTGAACTATCCAATGTTCCGCGTTTTGATTTCGGGGAAGTCTACACAGACCCGGACGAAATCGGGATTGATGAAGTTCATGAAATCGAATTTCCGAACCCCGGATCGCAGGGGAATTGGGTAGAAGGCGACACGTTCACATTGATCGTGGAAGATGAAGAAAGCGAAAACATCCGCTTTTTGTCGAATGCTGATGCACTGGCGGCGTCACTGCAAAGTGAATTGCGCGCGATGAAAAACACATCTGGTGATGGGATCACGGTCACACATGATGGCGATGGAAGTTCATCAACAGTTGATGTGACGTTCACAGTCACGTTCACCGGGGCAGATGGTCAACGCCCATGGGGAACTATCTTCAATAGGGTCGTATCATCGCAGCAAGTCCCATCCATAGACACCTTCATCACAACGCGCGGCCGCTTGCCGGGCGAACTGGTTTGGAGTGATGCGCGTGGCTATCCCCGGTGCGGTGCATTCTTCCAAGGTCGCTTGTGGGTGGCTGGAACGCCATCCTTGCCGCATTGGGTGTGGTCGTCACGTGTCGCGGCAGAAGGGGATTTCAACACCGAATTGTTCTCTGATGATTATGGGATCGCGGTGCAAGCTGACACAACCGATGTCCCGGCGTTCACGGCAATCTTTCCGGGGCGTCATCTTCAGGTGTTTTCACGATCCGGTGAATTCTACATCCCGGCTTCTGAGGGTAGTGCAGTTACCCCGGCGAACGTGTCATTGCGGCGCACCACATCACGCGGTTGCAAGCCCGGCTTGCGGGTCTTTGATGTGGATGGCGGAACTCATTTCGTGCAACGCAAGGGGAACGCCTTGCGCGAATTAATCTTCGCTGATGTGGAGCAGGCTTATCAAGCCACGAACCTATCACTTCTTTCATCGCATCTCATGCGCGATCCTGTTGATTTTGCGGTTCGGAAATCAACATCAACAACAGATGCGGATTATGAATTCTTCCCGAATTCAGATGGAACGCTTGCTGTATTCTGCACATTGCGAACGCAGGAAGTGAACGCAATGACACTTTGGAAAACAGAAGGTGATTATGTCGCGGTTGGTGTTGCCTTGGATGAAGTATTCTTTGCAGTAAAGCGGAACATTGATGGCGTTGATCGCTTATTCATCGAACAAATGGACCGTGAATTGACAGTTGATTGTGCCTTGTCTGGTGATGATGACGTATCCATCTCATTGCAGCACCTTCCCAATACAGACATAGAACACATTCTTGATGGATCAATTCAGCAAAAAATCACATCAGACGCATCCGGCAACCTTACTTTTGCGCGTCCATCAATAACGAATTGGTCTGCTGGAATTCGTTTCAAAGCGCCGCATGATGATCATCCTGAATTGATCTGGATAGTGAAGACATTGCCAGTAGAAATTCAACTTCCAGAAGGCGCCACGCTTGGACGTAAAAGACGTATCGTCAACATATCGGTTCGATTGCGCGAAACATCAGCATTGACGTTAAATCAATCTGTGATCCCTTTTCAATCTTTTGGTTCTGGATTGCTGGATCAGACAATTGAACCATTCACAGGTGTGAAGCATATCCGGGGATTGTTGGGTTGGGACTATGAAGGGTGTATAACCATCGGAAGTCCAACGTCACTTCGCGGCGAAATCTTAGGTCTTTCATATGGGGTAAGTGTATAAAATGGCAACATTATTCACAACAATGATTGCGACATTGAAAGGCGGCGCGGCGGCTGGTGCGGCGGCTGGTGCTGGTTCTGGTGCGGCGGCTGGTGCTGGT